CGCACTTCAGCGAGAGAGATACCGACCGCCAGGCTGGTCAGACCACCTTCATCTCCTCGCTCCCGAAAAAACTTTCGTCCTCCTCCGTCGAGGGAGACGAGAGCTTGTTGTACGCCTGGAGAACGAGCGACCGCAGTTTCGGGTCCGCCTTGTCCCACCAGATGTCTACCGTCCCATCCGGGTCCACCTTCCGGCCGTCGAACTCCACGATGGAGAGCTTGGCCGCTGCGTACTGCGCCTTCATGTAGTCGAAGCGCCCGGTCTTGGACGCCATCAACTCCTGGTCCGCGTTGAGCTGCTGCATCCCAATCTTCGTCGGGCTCGGCGACCCATTGGGCGCGCTCCGCAGCGACTCGGGGATGGTGTACGTGTGAATTGCCTTCGCCATTCAGGGCTCCTCGCTACGTGGTGACGATGCGCGCGTTGGCGGACTCGAAATCGAGCGTCACCTCGCCGTACTCCGAGCGACCGCCGAACGTCATCGGCAGTTCTCCGAAGAACACATCGTTGATGAAAATCTTGGGGCGCTCGCCGTTGGGGAAGTTGAGCGCCGCCTTGATGTTGATCTGGGTGCCGGCGGTGCGGCGCTGCGCCCGGTCGATGATGGACTGGAACAGTGTGAAGATGGCCTGGTTCTCAAAGTTCAACGTCATCTTGCCCTTGACGCCGTTGAAGATTTCGTCCTTCCGGTTGGTCGTCTCCCCGAGGTAGCCCTCGGTGAGGACCTCAGTCTGGAAGGCCACCTCGAACGACTTCACGTCCGTGATGGTGTCCTGCTGGACGCTGTCGACGATGATAAGGACCGATACCTCTTGACCCTTAATCCTCTGGGCCATGTCTTTTTATCCTTTCTTCGCGGAAGAAAACCGCGCTAACCAAAAATGAAAAGGCACGTTCAGGGTGGATGAAGCCCCGAACGTGCCCTATCCCACCCCCGGACGAGAGGAAGTGGTGCGGTACGTAGTCTTCAGGCTGCCATCACCAGCCTGGCAGTGTCAAGGTTACGCGATGTAGCTCGGCCACCACTTGGTGCCGTCGTACGTCATCGTCAGCGCCTTGCCGATGACCGCGGCCCCCGCCAAGCCGATGTTGCCGGCGGCGGTCCACGTGAAAGCGCCGTCGGGGATGATGGTGATTTGCGCGGCGAGCCCCGACGTGAGGCCGATGGGCGGCGTGATGTTCACGATGGCCACCGCGCCCGAGACGTGGAAGACGTTCTGCGTCGGCGCGAGGGTGGCTGCTGAAGCGAGGACGGCGCCCAACGAGAGCGTCTCGACGTTCGAGACCGGACCGCCCGTGAGGGTGCCCGACGACTGGTCGTGGTAGCTGGCCTGGAACGAGCTGCCCGGCGGCGTCGGCCCGATGCTCCAGATGCCCCGGACGGCTGCCGCTCCGCCCATGTTGGCGATGACAGTGGCTGGCGAGTCGACGAGCAGCGCGACCTGGACGGCGTCACCGAAGACCAAGCCCTTGTACGGATAGGGCAGGGGGAGCGGGTTGGCGGTCTGGTTCGTGACCTGAGTGTTAGCGATGGCCATTGGTCTCTCCTATTACGCCCGAGTGATGGTGACGCCTTCACCGATCTCGGCCTGAAGCACGATGAAGTCGGCCGTGGCGAGAGTGCGAACGCGGATGATGATGACGAAGACGCCCTGCGCTTCCAAGGTCGGCGTGTTGCCGCTCTTGGTGTCGACCTCGTAATCGTCGATGCGCTGAGCCGCCGGGTTGTTCGGCGAGAGCAACGAGTCGAGGAAGGCCACGCACTCCGCCGTGGCTGCGTCCCGCAGGTTCTGCGTCAGCGGCAGCTTCGACAGCGGGTTGAGCGCCTCCGCGATGCTGTCCTCGATGAAGTCCGCCATGCGGCGGCGGTTGATGTTCTTCTGGCCGGGGACGAGGTCCGTCGTGATGCCCGACTGGAAGATGGCGCCCACCGTCCGGTCGATGCGGAGCGCGGCGATACCCGAGTGCCGGAACTGGATGTACTCGGACATGCCGAGCACCGGAGCCCCGTACTGGAACCCGATGACCGGAGCCATGATGCCGGGAACCGGCGGCGCGGACTGGCCCGGGTTGTTCTCCGGCGGAAGGTTCGACTCGACGGAGATGAGCCACCCGGCGGCAGGCACTTCGATGATTCCCGCCGGGTGGTTCTGGTCTCCGCCGGCCAGATGACCGTCCGACGTCGGGATGAGGAACGGGACGGCCTCGGGCACGAACGTCTTGGCGCCCGGCCAGGAGTAGTTCACGCGCTCGTCGCGGTACGCGCCGACGCCGGGGCTCACATCACCAAGCACCGCCGACGTGTTGGTGACCGAAAGCTCCGGCCAAACCGTGGTGGTGCGCCCGACACCGACCGCTGACGACTGCTCGACGTGGGACTTCTGCTTGACGCGGATGTTGTTCGAGGTGCGCGCCACGTCGAGCAGGTTCACATCGCGAGCCGGCGCGTTCTCACCGAGCAGCGAATCGATGGCGGTCAGGTACAGCACGTCCATGAACGACGACGCCGGGGCGTTGGGCGCCTGGGTGGCCGGGTCGAACGCGAGGCCCGTGAGCCCCGACGTCATCTGGAGCCCCGACAGCGGGTTCCACGACAGCGCCGTGGCAGCCGGCGCGGCGATGGTCGGGTTGATGACCGTGGACGCTGCGATGGAAGCATCAAGCGGCCGCGCCGGGATGGTGTAGCCCGGAGCCTGCGCCAGGATGGTGTTGGCCCCGGTGTCCGCCGTCGAGGCCAGATGCAGGCGCCACGGAACGAACGTACTGGGGAAAAGCGCGGAGGCGAGCCAGTTCGAGTCCGTGAAGTTCGACCCGTCCTGACGCTCGATAGTCAGGTTGTTCGCATCGACGACCGACGCCACGCGGTACGTTCCCGCATCGTTGACCGCCGACACCGTCGCGCCGGCCGTGTGCGCGGTCGCGACTGAGCCGAGAGCACCACGAGTGGCGCCCGTGAAGCTGGTCGACGTGACAGCCGTGTACGTAATGAACTCCGTCTCAATTTCGATGACGCCCGACGCGGGGAAGCCGGCCGTCGAGACCACCGGGATGATGGTCACGACCGCGTCGATGTCCGAGAACAGAGTCGTGCTCTCGCTCGGGATGACGTCGAGGACGAGTGCGTCGCCGACCTTCACCTGAAACTTGATGAAGTCCGCGCCCAGCGATGCGAAGGGCTGAATCGCTACGGGCAAGCCCGCCGGAACGATAGAGCCGTCGATGCCGGTCTCGTAGGCCGCGAAGTCGTTGAACGAGACGCGCGCGCTCAGGTCGACCCGGTTGTCGCCCAGCTTGAACTCGGTGCCCGGGGCGACGCCGGCCGCCTGCATCGGCACAGCGGGGGTCGTGTTGGTGGCGCTCGTATTCGTCGGTAGCTGCCGCCACAAGCGCACCGCTTCCGGCGAAGACAGGTTTACCGGGACACCGATGAGGCGGCTGTATTGCTTGTTTCTGACGGCTACAAACCCATTGCCGCAGGAGTTGCCGAAGTCGCCGATGGTGGGGTCGAACCCACCGAGCTTGTCCTGCATGTCCTGCGCGGAGAACAGTTCGACCGGGCGCGGGTTGGTGACGATGCCGCCGTTGGCGTCTGCCATCGCGGCGTACGTCATGTCAGCGAACTCGCCAACGATGGCGACCACACCCGTGCCGACGCCCGTGATGTTTCCGGGGGGCGGAAGATCGATGATGATGACGCCTTCGATGAGGGTGATGGTCTCCACCCCTGGGAAGGACGTGTACCGTCGAATGAACCCAGCCATGGCTAGACCTCTCCCTCGTTGGACAGCGTCGGCATCCTACTACCCCCTGCCTCGGATGACTCCCGGTTTCTTCTGCTCGCCAACCGCCAAGTCCGGCCCCAAGCGCGAGCGGAAATTGGCCGGCGGAGCCTTCGCGAGGCGCGTAACAGAAACGCGGCCACGGACAGTGACGCGCGCGCGGCGAACGCGCTGCTGTGCGACGTCCTCACTGTCGATGTACGCCATGCGAATCATCTCGTAGGTGCCCCGTTCATTGAAATAGAACGGCAGCTCCAACAGCATGCCATATCGCCAGTCCACCGGGTTGAGAGCTTCTTCCATCATGGCGACGAGGTTCTGACGCATCAGAGGGTCGGTCGCCCAGATGTCGAGCACCATGTCGAGCATCAACTCGCAGGGCTGGATGAGGTAGACGGTGTTGATGGGGTCGCCACCCGCTTGAACAGCGACGGCGGTCTGGAGAGCCGGCGTCAGCTTGGACGCTTCGTAGTCTCCCGGGGTTTCCGCATAGACGGCGGCCATCGGGTAGGCCGCCTCATCCTCGGGCTCGGCCCACGTCTGGTAGGCCCGATTGAAGATGAACTGGCGCCCGCTCGCGCCATCGATTTCGAGCGTGCTGGCGTACTCGGCCAAGCCGCGCGTCAGCGCGGTGCGCGCGTCGGTCTGCTGCGTCACCGTGTAATGCTGCGGCTCGTCGGGCTCGGTGATGAGCCGGGTGGTCGTCGAGTCCGGCAGCAGTGGCTCAGACACGCGCCAACTCCTTCTGAAGCGACAACTCCACCTCAGCAGTGAGGATGCGAGCGATCTCAGGCTCGTTCTTCTTGAGAATGAACTTGCCCTTGGTGCCCTTGATGCCGATGGCGCGCGCGACGGCGAACGCCACGCTCCTGACCTCGTCTCCCGACACCCCCAACCGCCGGCGCACCCACGGCTCGATAGCCTTGACCGGCGGCTGGCGGGCGCCCGGCCGGCGCCCCTCCTCGATGATGCCGGAGTACGGCGTCGAGTTGAAGAACCTCACCCCAGGCGGCTTCGCCGACAGTTCGTACTTCCAGCCGCGGCGGTAGTTGCCCGTGTCGACCGCATCGGCCACCGAGGTCGCCGTCTGAAGGAGCAGCACCGCGCGCTGGCCGCCAACGGCCAAGCCGCGCGCGACAGCACCTTCAAAGCTGGCCGGCAGCTTCTTCGCCCACTTCGTCCAGTCCTTGAGCGACAGCTTACGGGCCACGAGGCACCCCCTGGCGAGTCCGGTCGCTGCGCTGACGCTCCAACGTGATGTTCCACTGGAAGCGGTCAGCGAAATACATCGGGGCACCCTTGATGGTGAAGCGGCGGCGCTCACCCTCATCGCCCTCGCACGCCGGCGGGAACTCGACCTCGTAGTAAAACTGCTGGTCGAACGGGACGGGGTCGCCATCGAAGATGTGCCCGCGAAGCTGGTCCTCGGTGAAGGTGCCCGACACCTGGGACAACAGCACCGAGCCGAACTCGTCCAGCCCGACCGGCGTGACAATCTCCGCCAGGCTGGTCATGTCCGAGATGAGCGGGGTCGGCAAGATGACGCGCGACGACACCACCAGCTCCACGCCGAGGCCGCGCCTACCGCCTGACCACGAGGTGCGAACCAGGCTCACCTTGTACGGGCGCAGCCCGAACGTGGTGTACAGGTCGCGAATCATGTCAACGACGGGGCGCAGGGTGAACGCGAGCGAACCACACAACTCGGTGACGCCGGCGATGTTCTGCCGGTTGAGCGGGTTCTCGTGGACGCCGAGCCCCCCGGTGACTACGTGGTACGGAGGTCCGCACCCGCCGCAGGAGGCCGAGCCACAGCAGCCGCAAGACACGAGCGGCTATCCATTCCTGACGGGGATGTTCCCGGTCGCACCCGTCAACTGGCTCTTGTAGCGGTTCGAGTAGGCGTAGAACGGAACGCCGAGGTCGTCCGCGAGGCGCCCGCCCCACCGGTAGTATTCCTTCTCCAGCAAGTCGGGCTCTTGCATCTGCTGTCGCTCGATGGTGATTTCACCGAGCTTCGACGCGACGAGGCGGCCCTGGGAGTCGACCAGGCGGCACTCGATGTTGTCGAGAATCTGGAGCATCCGCCGGATGCGCGGGAGGGCAATCTCCATGAGGTTGTCCATCGCCATCTCGACGATGAACAGCGTCTGCACCGGGCGGGGTAGGCCGAACTGAATGCTCGGCCCGATGGCGACGTTCAGGTAGCCAAGGTGGTACCGGACGCGCTCACGCTCTGACTGGTCCAACGGCATGAACGGTCCTCCCCTCTTGAGGCTACTCGATTTCCTCCAGAACAGCACCCTGGTCCCGGAGGAGGGGAATCGCAGCGACGCCCCAGTGCTGCTCGGAAACGACCTGCCCCTTCATCAGATTCGTGAGGCAGCCGTTGACGTGAACAGCGACGTCGTCCTTCACCCGGTATCGCTTGCGCTTGCCGAGCACCGCTTCGACTTCGGCGTCCGACGCTGGCGGACGGACAAGCTCGACCTTGGCGGGGGGCGGCGCGGGCTTCTCTTCAGGCTTCTTCTTCTCGAACAGAGTCGAAGGCGCCTTCATCTTGGCCGCTTCCACCGGGTCGAACTTGACCGTCTCCTTGTCAGCCATCGGACACCTATGCGTTCAGAGGCATCTCTGCCTCGCGTTGAAGGTGGGGCGTAGCAACGCACAGTAGAGGGGGACGAACCGAGTTTGACCCAACCCGTAAGGGAGTGTCCCCCAAAACAACGTGTGGCCACGTGTAGTTCGGCGATGTAGCACCGTGAGGTGCAGTTGCCGAAACCAACCCAATCTGCGTGAGCAGATGCCCCGAGTGGAGTCGGCGGTTCCATGGGCAAAGCCCAGGGTTTGCAGACTCCGAAGGCTCCCGATCAAGGGAGCACAGTGCCGACTCGACTTCCATCCCAGTCCTAGAACCAGGGTCGTGTCGGTGGACGCGAGACCCCATGGAAGTGGGGTGATTCGGTCCGAATGCCCCCGAAGGGGCACAGCTATGAATGGCGGCTGCCATCTCTTCATCGACTCCCCCAGCGGACCGCTCTGGGGGAGTCTGTGAAAGGAATCAGCCGTGCTGGATGACGATCTCACGCTTGTAGCGCGAGGCGTCGCCCGTGGTCGCGTCGGTGCGCACCGGCCAGTCGCCGATGAACTTCCACGAAGCCGCCACCGTGTCCTGAAGGCGGTTCAGCGGAGACCGGAGGATGAGCTGGATGCGGTCGGTGAAGACCTCGATGCCGTTGTTGCTGATGCGCGGCTCGCCGACCTTGCCCGTGACGCCCGCCTCGGTGATGAGACCCGACAGGTCCTGCCAATACTCCATGATGCCGCCCTGCGCGGTGAACAGCGGACGGTGGATGACCACGCCGCTGGAGTTCACCAACTCGCCCGCGAACGGGTCCTGGAGGGAGTAGCTCAGGGAGCCGCTGACGAAGGTCGTGTTGCCACCGACCACCGTCTGCGGAATCGGGCACTCCGAGTTGCGGAAGAACGCGCAACCGAGGAGCTGGCCGATGGCGAACTGCTGGTACATGAAGTAGTCGGGCAGCGCGGTCAGGAGGCGCTGCCACTCGGGGTCGTTGAAGACCTCGGCCTGCGACGTCGGGTCCAGGTGGCAGTGGAACCGCGCGTCCGGGTGCTCCGGCACGTTGTTCTGCCAGAAGTCGGCCACCGCCGTGCGGATGTCCGTCAGGCGGAGCTGGTTCGCCGTCGTGATGCCGTCGATGGTCGTGGCGCCGCCGACGTTGACGATGAAGCTCTTGTCGACCGCGAACACGCCATCACGGTCGGCGACGGTCACTGCCGCGTCGAGGATGAGGTTGCCCGGGCCGGTCGTGTCGCCAGGGTTCAGCGACGTGAAGCCGATGACGTTGCGGGCGGCCAGCGCCGGCCCGATGAGGACCGGGAGCGGGTTGGTGCCCGACACCGTGGTGAACTGGACCGCCGAGCCCGACGGAAGGTCCGGGCGGCGCGCGGTGGTGAAGCCGTTGAGGCGGGCCACCAGAAGCGAGGTGACACCGACCTGAGCGCCCGTGGCGACCGTCGAGCCCGACAGCGCCGCGTTGTACAGGCGGTTGCGGACCAGGCGGTTCAGCGTCTGGCCCGACGCCATGCCGAGCTGATGGGCATTGCGAAGGAACAGGTTCGCGATGGCCACGATGCTCGTCGGCATGTGGGTGTCGATGGTGGAGGCGTACTGCTGAAGCTGCGCCGTCCACTGCTCCTTCTGGTACGTCGCCAGAGGCGGGTCGACACCCGGGGTGAGCGGCTGGAGCGTGGGGCTCATCAGGCCGACGCCCGTGAAGGCCATCGTGTCACCGATGTTCGCCGGCCACACCTGCGGGCTCGCGTCGCCGCGGAACAGCAGGCGGGGGAAGAGCGCATCGTGGAACGCACGCTCAAGGATGTTCTCTTGGACGATTGCCCGGATGTCGGGCGACTGGAGGATCGTACTGAAGTCGGCCATCGGCTCAACCCCTTCTCTGTACGGCCGCGCGTAAGCGAGCCGGTTGGTTGTACTCTACGCCACCACTACTTCACTGACTAGTACGTACGCGCGGCCGGACAACCCTTTACGCGGGGAAGCTGTTGGGGTCCAAGTTGAGCCCCCGCTTGCGCAGGTGCTCCTTGTACTCCTTGTCGTTCATCTTCGCCGCGTCGACCTGCGCGCTATTCGCCGCCTGCTGCGTCACCTTGCCGGGCGTCGGTGCCGTCGGTGCGTTGCCAGCCCCCGTCCCCGTCGTCGCGGGGCGCGAAATCTCCCCGAACAGGTACGGCTGCTTTTCGCGCAACTCCGAGAAGAACTTCTGCTCGTCGTACGACTGGAGTTCCCTCTCGGTCTTGCCCTCGATGCTCCGGCGCAAAAGCGTGACCGCGTAGTCCACGTCCTTGACGCCCGACATGATGGCCTGCTCGCGCAGGTACATCTCGGCTTCCAGAGCCTCGGTATGCTGCTCAGCCCGCTTGCGGCGCTTCTCCTCCTGAAGACGGAATCGACGCTCCTCATCACGGGCCTTCCGCTCACGCTCAAGAAGCTGCTCGTGCCGCCGCTGCTCCTTCCACGAACGGTTGCCATTGCTCTGGCCGTTGCCGTTCGTGTTGGGCCGCTGCTGCTGTACGGGCTGCTGCTCCTCGGAGGCTTCCTGGTGGTGCTGGGTCGGCGGTTGCTGCCGCTGCGGTTGCTTCTGGGCACCGTTCGTCTTGGCGCTGACATGGTTCTGCCCGCCCTTGACGAGAGCCGCCGTCGTCGCGAACATCGACTGAAGCGACTCGAACCCAACCGCTTTGGCCTGCTTCTCCAACTCCGCCATCGCCTCCTTCTTGCCTCGCTCCCTGGCCTCCTGCTTCAGACGCCCGAGGGCTGAGGTGGGCATCACCACGTTCTTGCCGCCACCGACTACCTGCGTCGGGGGCGCCTCGGCTGCGGCGCTGCCATTCGTTCCGGTGCTCCCATCCGTGCTGCTATCGTCGCCCATGTGGTTCCTCGCTCCTTGGTTTCACCGATGGTTAACCGCCCATCGTAGGCGTTGTGGTCGAGGGGTTGTGCCCACAGTTTAAAGCACTACCAGCCGGCGTTAGTCCGCCGCGAACAGCGCGAGCAAGTCCGTCGCCGAGCGAGGGACGTAGTAGATGACGAAGGCCGAGACCGTGGCCTCGAACGTGATGCTCTTGCCGTCATCCGACAGGACGGCGACCGTGGCCGACGCCGTGCCGCCAGCATCGGTCATGAGGCGGGCGCCCGCAGCCGCCGCACCAGCGGTGACGCGGACGGCCATCGAGCCGGGCCCGAGCGCGGCCGGAAGACGGGTGATGTCGTCCGGGGTCGTCAGCGCCGGAGTGAACGGGCCGGGAACAGCCGCGGCAGCGACTGCCGCCGTGGTGATGTCGATCGTCGTCGCGGCCACGAGGCCGGTGACGGTGAACTTGAACGGGCAAAGCATGTTGCCCATCTGCGCCTTGAGGAAGGCGTCATCCATCTGCCCCTCTTTCGAGGCGTTCAGGATGTCGCGGACTCGGGTCGGCTTGGTCGCGGTAACGCTCATGGTCTGCTCCTCAGCGAGGGTGGCTCAAGGGTCACGGCGACACCTGGCCCATGAAGATGTCGACTCTTGTACTCACACCAGGAGTACGGGTCAAGTCGATGGCAGTGATCGGAACCGTGCGCGAGATGTTCGCGAAGAACGTGTCGATGGGGACCGCTTGCTGAATCCCGTCGGTGCTGGTGAACCGGGCTTTGACCTTCTGCCCGGTCACCTTGATGATCACGACCGCTGCGTTCGACACGCCGCCGACGTTGAACGGCACCGACACTGGGGTGTCCACGCCAAGCATGATGGTGTCGTAGAACTTGGCGGTCAGGACGAGCTGCTCATCGATGGGCGCCGGAATGGAAGCCACGCCCGAGGGCGAGCCTACGAGCGGCGATGACGAGTAGCTGCCCGAGAGTGCGAACTGGTCGGCCACCTACGAGCTACCGGCCGCCGGGCGCCATCGGGCCGAGCTTGAAGGGCGAGGGGTCAGCGCCTTCCGGCATCTGCGACTCCTGCCACTTGTCCGCGTCGGGGATGTCGTCGACGTCGTTGTGATACTCGCCGGCCAGGTTGTGAACCGGGTCCGACGGGGTCGTAGTGACGAGCTTCGACAGGTCGATGGGCATGACTCACTTCCCTCCGTGCAGCCCACCGAATGGGCTCTTGGTGTCCTTCGCGGGCTTGGGCGAGGAGATGTAGTTGATGCCGGCGTGGCACTCGTACTCGCCGTGCTCGGCGTCGTAGACCTCGACGTTGGTCTTCACCGACTTGTCGGGGCCGAACTTGTCGCCGGCCATGTCGTTGGGAGCGCTGGGCATGGTCGTCTCCTACCTGCTCACTTGATGGGGTTCTTGATCGACTTCGACGGAATGGGCGTCTGGGTCAGGGTGCCCATGACGTTGCACGTGTACGTTCCACGTGAAACATCCTTGGCGTCCTTGGGCGTGCCGCCCATGGCGTCGTAACTCGCGTCGCTCGGACCGTCGAACCCACTCGCCTCGTTCTTCTCTTCGGCGATGCCGCGGAGCGAGCGGTGGACGCCTGGCGTTGCCTTGTGCATCAGCGGCCCCCTTTCATGTTCTTCCACGGTGCGCCTGGAGTCGAGAGCGGCTCAGGATCGAAGTGCGGAATCGGGTCCATCTGAAGGTCGCCAGCCTCGGGATTCGGGAACGCCTTGAGGTGGCTGTCGTTGCCCGGCGCGGCATTCTCTCGATTCACAATCCGCTCGCTCTCCAGATGCGGAACGTCGAGCGGATAGGTGAAGAAGATTGTTGCCATGAAATGAAGCGTACCAGAGACGACAGACGTGTCAACAACTGCCCGGAATGTGGCGCGGTCGGGAGGTGCTGCCCCTCCTACCTCCGAGGTCATTACTCTCGGCGCTCTGCTGATGAGCTACGACCGCATGGTGGTCAGAGCTTCTCCTTCAGCTTGGGGTAGGACGAGAGATGGCGCTTCAGTCGCGCCTTTGGCGCTGGCGCACAGCCGACTGCCATGAGGTGTCCCGCGTGCGCGCCCTCCGTCTCGACGATGGCGGCATGCGCGATACCTGCGGCTGCGAGCGCATGTCTGAGCGCCGTGAGGGCGGCCTCATCGGGCACCGCAAGGGCGACGGCGTTGGTGCCGGGTGGGACCGGACCAGTGACGGACTCGTCAGATGCGTGGATGAGGTAGGCGCCGATGAGACCGATTGGTAGGTCAGATCGGACGATGCAGTAGTGATAGAGAAGGTGCTGAGGTTGTAGACCGTCAGCGTCGCGCTGGTGTCGGTCCACGGAGCCGGCGGAGAGAAAATCATCCGAAGGGCTGAGGCTAATGCGAGGAGGACATGGGAACCAACCTACCCACGAGCGGCAGGGCTGTCAACCCTACGCGCCGCCACCGCCATCGTCGTCCTCATCCTCGTCGTCATCCATGTCGTCGTCATCGTGGCCGTGGCCGTAGCCCTTGCCGCCGCCATCCTTGAAGCCACCGCCCATCTGCTCGTAGACGTGCATCACGACGGCGTAGGGCTCGTCGTACTCGTCCCACTTGGGCTCGACCGCGTTCTTGGCCTTCTCCCAGGTGTCCTCATCTGTGATCGAGTCGGGTGGGTTGGTCTCCTCGGTGATGCCCTTCGCGAGCTTCATCAGGCGGCCATCGCCGTTGCCGGATTGCACGCGCTGCCCGATGGCCTCGACGTCGACACCGTCCTCGTGCAGGCTCGGGTCACCATCGTCATGCTTGCCGAACCCAGGCGGGCCGCCGCCGGTCGACGACGTCTCGTCCGGCTTGTGGTAGCCGTTCTTCCCGCCCTTGCCCCCCTTCTTGGCGAACGGGTTGACACCCTTCTTGGGCGGGGGGAAGCCGCCAGGCTTGCCGGGCGCCTTCTTCTGGTTGGCGAACGCAGCCAGTTTCTTCGGGTCAACGGCCATGGGAGCCTCCGTGGGAGATGCTATCGATGTGAGGGGTAGTTCACAAGTACCGCCTGCGCCGGCCGTTGAACGTCCAAGCCAGGCCGCCCCAGTCGGGACGCCAGGGCGAAAGGACCGCGCGGTCGTTGGGCCGGTTGGGGGGAAACGCCCAGCGCATTCCGACCAGCGAATCGCTGACGCCCTCCTCGTCGGGCATCGTGAAGAGCCCGCCGGGGCGCGTCACCTGACCGTGCATCGCGATGGAGTCCGCGCCGACTCGATTGTCCATCGGCTCGCCGTCATCGGTGACGTGCTCGGTCCACCGCATGTACATATCGTCGACCTCTTCGGCTATCTCCGCGATGCCGTCCGCGTGGGTCGCGTTCATGGCCCAAGCGGTCTCCGTGCGGACGATGCGTTCGGCCTGCCACCACTCGTTGCCCGCGACTTTGCGCACGCGGTCGATGGCCTGCTCGGTGGTCTCCTGCTGGACGAGTGAAAGCGCCAGGTTCTGCTCGACCGCGCCGACCACACGCTTACCGTAGCTGGCCATCGAGGTCTTGTGCTGTTGGAGCAAGGACGTGCGCCGCTTGTCGACCACGCCCCAGAAGCGAGCAGCTTCATCGATGGGAAGCGGGACGTCAGCGCCTGTGAACTTCTGCTCCAGCTTGCCAATCATGGAACCGAGCCCGCGCAGTGAATCCACCTGCGCCTGCCGCGTCAGGTCTCCCTGCTCGCCGGCCATCCGCCTCGACAGCACCGCCTGACCCTGCCGAACCTGGGCGAGCACGATGCGCTGCTGATGTGCGGTGAAATCTTCCTTCCGCCCGGGCGTCGTGCGCTGGAGCTTGGCGTGAAGCTCGTCCTGAGCGGTGTCGTAGAGGCCCTTCAACTGACTGACGTTGCGGTCCGCCGCGAGCCGGTTCAACCGGTTCCGCGACACCTCCAGCGTCTTGTAGTAGAGCGGGTCAGGCTTGGTCGCCACGAGTGAATCCTACACACCCGTTACGTAGACCTTCTGGCCGCCCGGCGAAAGGTAGAACTGGCCGCCTCGTTCGCCGCGCTGAATCTTGCCGCGGCCGTCCTTCAGGGCAGCCTTGACCGCATGGTTCACCTGGGCGTGAGCCTCGTTGGCTTTCTGCATGTGCTCATCGTGCTGTGCAGAGCCGGCCGGGTGCTTGGCCATCTCGTCCTGGTGGAACGTACGCTTCTCATCGGCAGCCTTGATACGTTCCTCGTGGCCGCCGCGGTCAGTGTCCACGATCCTGAGACGGGCGGCCTTCCCACCGCGCGCGAACGCGGCGAGCTTCTTTCCGCTAGGCTTGGCCATCGGTGAACCCCACGCGCTTCAACACGCAGTCGAAGCACGAGCACGCAGCCTTGTGGTCGTTGCGCCACTCGGGAATCGCGAGCGGCTGCACCTTGACCGGGATGATGCCGTGGCAGTTCTGGCACTGCCAGGGCTGGGTGCCGCCGACGGCGCGCGGGCGCAAGCACTTGCACTTCATCGAGACCTCACAGTCGCCCAGCGGCGTTCGAGTTCGGGCCAGTTGATGACTTTCCAAAGCGCAGACAAGTAATCCGCCTTGCGAGTTCCGAAGTCCATCCAGTAGGCGTGCTCGTACGTATCGATGGCCATGATAGGCTCGTAGCCGGGCACTCCTCCGTTGTGATCATCCTGCGCGATGATGCGTAGGTCGTGGTTCCCCCTCACAGCGAGGAGTGCCCACCCGCTCGACTTCATCGCGGCCGCGGCCATGTCACGCCAGAACGCGTCGACCGAGCCGAACGCGGAGATGAGTGCCCCGTGCAGAACAGGAAGGACGACGGGTGTCGGCGTGGGGGTGAGCCCCGAGAAGTACAACTCGTGGAGCAGTGCGCCGGCCAGAGCGTGCTCGTTCTTGTCCTTGGTCTGCTCGTAGACGGCCCAGAGCTTGACGTGCTCCGCGAGGGCAGCCGACGAGATGACGCCGGGCAGGGAGTCGTACGGGAGGGCAACGCTGGACGGCGCCATCAGTGGCGCTCCGGGTGCGCCTTCTGCTCGGCGTCGCCGTACTCGGCCCGGTCGCGCTCGTGGACTGCGTCGTGGCAGTGCGCGCATAGCGCCACGATGTTGCTCTCGGCGTCCTTCTTTCCCTGGCTGCGGAGCAGTTGCGAACGGGCCTTGGCCTTCGGGTTCTCCAGGTGCTCGCTCTTGTGGTGGATGGACAGGCCGCCGTTGGTCTCCATGTCGCCGAGCCGGCCGCATGCCTTGCACTCGTAGTTCGCCTTGCGCATGACGCCAAGGACGGTCGACGGCGGAAGTCCGCCCTCGCCACCGGTCGCCAGGTCGGAGCCGGCCTGCTTGGCCTCGCGCTGGAGAGTCTTGAGCGCGCGCTGCTCGTCAGGAGAATTTTTCTTCTCCTCCTTGTCGGGCTTGCCTCCACGACCGCGGTCAGACTTGGCCCACTTCGCGAGATGACTCGACATCACAGCCTCTCCAGTTCGACGTCAGCCAAGGGCGAGGAAAGCGCGCTCGTGCCCTCGATGAACAGCGCGCCGTGGTCCTCATCATCATGCCACCGCTCGTCCAGCTCATCGAGCGGCACCCATGCGTACGACCCACCGCTGGCCGGGTCCATGACGTACGCGTTGGCGTCGTCCATCCCGACGAGCACGACGTAGTGGCCGTCGTCATCACTGCTCGGGTCATCGCCGGACTGGATGTCGAGGATGACGGTGAGCCCGGCGGTCAGCGCATCCTTGAGGTCATCCGTCGTGACGTCGCCGCGGTAGTTCGCCTTCAGACCACGCGCCTCGGCTTCCTCGGCCATCGCGTCGGGCGGCGTGCCGTCCCGCTCCGTCGTGTCGATGTCCTCGTAGAGGTCAGACTCCTCGACGTCCTGGCCGACGCCCCAGTAGCGGAGCACCGCCAGCAGCGCGGCCGCGCCGCACGAGTAGTCCGTGTCCTGGCCAGTGAGTGGGACGGCGAGCGCGTCCTCGGGCATCGAGGGCTGGGTGTCGGTGAGCGGCCGCGCGTCCATCGGCTACCCGATATACGTCTTGGCGCCCGACGGTGAAACGTAATAGTGCCCGCCCTTCGGTCCGGTCTCCAGGTGGCCCTTGCCCTTGGCGATGTCCGAGTGAGCCTGCGACAGGGCCTCGTGTTTCTTGGCGTCCGTCGTGTTGCCCTGCGCCGCGTGGGTCTCGGCAATGGCCTTGTGCTGCGCCGCCGCGTCCTCGTGCGCCGCCTTGTGCTCCGGCGCGTCGGGCTTGTGGGACATGGCCGCCTCGGTCGCCTGCTTGGCCTTGTCGACGCTCGCGTTGAAGTCCTTGAGCGACACGTACGGGCGGGCGCCCTTCTGCGGCTGCGGCGGAGCGCCGCCGAACTTGGGCTTCTTCTCGCCTGCGAACGCCGCCAGCTTCTTCGCCTTGTCGTGCATCACGCCACCTGGATGATGGGCTTGTCCTTGCCCGGGCCACGGTCGATGTCCACCAGCACCCACGACGGGAGCTTGGCGAGGGTCTTCTCCAGCGCGGGCTGGCAGACCTCACAGCAGTAGACGGTCCCCAGCTTCACGAAGTCCGCCGCGGTGTCGTCGTTGCGCCCGGTCTTGATACGCAGCATCGGCACCTGCCCGTTGTTCTGGGCGGCCAGCCAGCGGATGCGCATCGGGTCCTTGTCCATCAGCTCCTTGAGGGGCGCGAACGTCATGGCGCGCGTCGCCGCCGGCAGTCCGCACGGGCACTTCCGGTTGGCGAGCGCGACCCGACGGTGAACATCCTCCGCCGTCTCCCGCCCACCGAACAGCTTGGTGGTGTGGATGATCTTGGGCTTGCTCACTTGTTGCCCCCGAGGTAGACGCGGTGCCCCGACGGCGAGGTGTAGTACATGCCGCCCTTCTCGCCAGTCTCGACGGCACCGTGGCCGACCGACGCCGCCTTCTCGGCATGACCGCGCGCCATCGCCTCGAACGCGCGGCGCATGGGCGGCGCGGCAACGTGACGCTCCGCCCTCTCGGAATGGATGAGCACCTGCTCAGCATGCTGGCGCCCGGTCATCTCGGGCGGCTGCCAGCCGGGCTTCGCAGACGCCTTCGCAGCCTTGTCGCCGGCGGGGCCAGCCGCAGGCAATGGTTCACGGCCCGTCCCCGTCGCGCGCCCCCCGCTAGCCTCATGCGCGTGCGCCGTCGCCGGCAGGCCGCCCTTGAACTTGCCCGTGTTCTTGAGGGTGCTCATGTCGACCAGCCTAGCTTGACAGGAGGTAGAAGTCATCAGGCGCCCGCTCGGCGACGGGGAGTCCGCACATGCTGCACGAGCAGTCCTCGGGCTCGACCAACATGGTGTGCTGGCAGCGCCGGCACCACACGAACACGTCGGGCGTCTCGTGGTTATCGGGGCAGTGGAGCGCGTGGTCGACGTCGCTCAGAAAGCCGCAGACGTCGAACCCGAATCTCACGGGGAGCCATACGCGCGCTTGATGTTCGCCCAGGACAGCCCCGACAGGCCCTCGCCATACTTGATGGCGCGGTCGTCGATGAACAGGTCGGCGGAGACCTTGCCAGCGGCGCCGTCATCGATGGCGTCGAAGATACCCGGCAGCTCCTTCGCGACGAACGCCAGCATCTGCTGGTACCGGGCGACGTTGAGCGGCCGCGCCTTCTCCCACTGCGCCACGTTCATCCGGCGCTTGCCCACGCGGACCAGCGGGTCGTAGCTTGGATTGTAGAGCAGCCACCGCGAGGCGCGCGCGGACCAGAGGATGAGCAGGTGCTCGGCCTTCTTGAGCGCGAGCAACGCCTCCTTCGCGCCAGGCATCAGCACGAGCGGAGAGGTCACGTCATCGTAGGCGTGCCCCTGCTCCACGATGGTGCCGTCGAAATCGATCGCGATGACCACGTCACACGTTGGGCGGGGCGACAGCCTTGGTCCGCTCCATATGCGCGACGACCGCGTCGATTTGCGGAATCTCGACCGCCGGGTCGTGGCCGAGGAAGTCCCGCAGGCAGATGTAGATGTCGTTGCGCCCGTTGAGGTCGAACTTCTCGACGCGCGCGTAGCCGACCGCCTGCCAGCGTTCGACCATGTCGAAGTCGACGCCGAAGACTTTCAACTGCTCGGGCAGATACCACTGGCTCCACATGCGTTCCCCCTACCGCTTGCCCTTACCGAAAGCGCCCGGCGTGGGGGTAGGCGCTTGCCCATCCACGCTGCCGTCCTCGGCGTTGGCGGCTGCGGCCACCGTCTCTTCGTGCTTCGCCTTGAACTGGGCGATGGTGAGTTCGCCATCGGGGTCCCAGTTGCCTGTCTTCTGGTCGATGAGCGGGCCGAGCCCGACCGACGAGCGCGCCTCGTTGACCGTGACGATGATGCCCAGGTCCGTCGAGGTGAGCTTGAGCGCGTCGGTCTGCGGCGGCAACTCGTCGGGCACGTACTGGTCGTCGGGCGCCGCATCGGCCGGCAGCGCGCCCGCATCGGGCGGGACGCCACCGGTCAGGTCGCCCATCGACTGCTGGTCGAACTGGCCCTGCTGCGCGGCCTGCTCGTCCTCGATCTTCTTCATCATGGCCGGGACGTTCTCGACGTGGAAGTAGTCCGACACGAACTTGGTCGCGTGCTCGTCATCAATGAGCTGCGCCGCCTTCGCGCCGGTCGACGCCTGGACGGCCATGTTCACGTCCTGAAGGGACGGCTCAAAGTACCCGGGCCACTGGAGCTTCATCACGCCGCCAGGTCCAGGGCGGCGCGGAATCGTCGAAGACTCGCCAGTACCGGGGTCCTGCTCGATGCGGTCGGGCAGGGTAAGCGCGCCACGCACGATGGACTCGCCCTCGGTACGCGGCTGGGTCACCTGCTTGGCCGCCTTGAGCATCTTCTCCATGAGCGGCTTCACACCGCGCTCGCCGTACTGCTCGCGGAGCACGTCGGCCTTGGCGAGCATCGAGGAGTAGGCGCGCTCAATCTCCGTCGCGGTGCGCTGGCCGCCACCAGACTCCGGGTGTTCGAGCACGCACTGAGCGACCTCCAACGCGTAGGTGCGGAGCTTGTCCGCGTAGTCTTGGGCGGCCTTCGGACCTGAGCCGGAAATCTCCATGTAGGCCGCCGAGCCGGTCGTCAGCTTGATCGCGTTGTTCGAGCCCTTCGCCAGGTCGGCGAGTGGGTCCGGGGACACGACCACGACCGTCGGGTCGCAGTTGGCGATGATGCCGCGGTTCGCCTGTGCGAGCAGGGCATCGATGGCCTCGACCATGTCGTAGATGCCGAGGCAGTCCGGGTCACCGTCAATGTCATCTACCACCGGCAGGTTCTGAATCCACTGAACCGGGCACCAACCGAAGTTGTGCTCGACCATGCTGGCGATGTTGTCCGGGTTGTCCCAGTCGGGCTCCTCGCCCTCGCCAACAGGGATGGGCTTCCACAGGATGTCGTGCTGCTCATCGATGACCCGGCGGTACCAGTGCGGCACCTCGACCCAGACGCCCTTCTCTTCGTCGAGCATCTCGACCGGGTACTGGTACCGCTTCTCGATGGACCGCAGGTCATGGGTGACGCGGTCCTTGAAGTCGGGGAACACCCAGCGCGGGTCATGCACCTCGACGATGGGCTTGCCATCGAGGAACTGGAAGCCGATGGCCGCGGTGCCGGTGCCGCCGCCGAACGTGCGCGCCTGAATCATGGCCGCCCACAAGCGAGCGGACTCGGCGAGCGCGTTGACGAAGTCCTCGGTGATGGGGTCGCCCTCGACACGGAGCTGAGGGTGCCGGCGCTCCGAGAACAGGAGCCCAGTGAAGCGGTCGACGATGACCTTCACCAAGTTGTACGGCGTGGTCGGGCGGCGGAACTTGAGCGGAAAGGTCTGACCAGCATCGTAGAAGCCGGGCGGGATGAAGCCCGCCATCGAGATGGCCTCGTGGCTCACGGCATCGACGCGCTCTCGACCATCCCAGTCGACACGCCGGGCGTCGTAGTTCGAGCACCGGTAGACGGCCCAGTAGTGGTTGAGCACTTGCTGTCGCGGGCTCATCCCGAGCCTCGCGACTCTGCTCATCAGGCGCGGGCCATCCGCCGCGATGTTGACCTTGCCGGCATTGCTCGTGGTCCGCGTCGCTGAGGACATGCTCACATCCTACTTGTAGAAGAGGCGGCCGAGAAGCCAGGTGACCAGAACGTAGCTGGTGCCGACGCCAGCACCGACAGCAAGCGCGAGCAGGATGGCTTGGGTCGGCGTCATCGACCCGAGGCCGTGAGGATCTTGTCGGCCAGCCGGTCCGCCCGCTCGGCGATGTCGAGCAACTGAACGACAACGAGGGAACAGTCCTCGGCCTCCTCGGGCTCCCGAGCCGCGAGCAACACGTCGCAGTCCGCGAGCGCCTTGGTGGCCGCCCGCAGTGCGAGCACCGTCAGGATGCGGGAGTTGAACAGCGCCAGCTCCACCATCTGGTCAGGCGGGTCGAGCGCGCGCGACCGCTCCTGCACCTGACGGAACGCCCGGGTGTACTCATCAGCGGTGACGCCAAGCGGGACGGAGGCGTCGTTCGCCAGTGCGGCCGCCAACTCTTCCTCCGTCCGCGGGTCAGCCATCGACCGGAACCATCTTGAAGTTGGCCCGCATGAAGTCGGTCAGGCAGATGAAGCAGATGGGACCGGTCGAGATGCGCAGCCCGTGCTCCACGAGCGAAAGCGTCGGGGGCGTGTGCGGACCCTTCACACGCATCTCGTGGCCGGCGGGGCAGTGCCACAGCTTCTCGGGCAGTGGGTTCTCCGCGTAAGTCAGGTACTCCGGGCTCCCTTGCAGCGGGAACTCCTCGCCGGTCGCCGTCGGCTCAGACACCGGCGGGGGTTCCTCGGCAGGCGGCGCCTCGACCGGCGGCGCGGCAGGAACCTCGGGCGGCGACTCGGCCGGAGCGTCCGTCGGCGCCTCGGGGTTCTCCTCGGTCATGCCCATGTGGTGCGCGACGTTCTCGACAACGCGGAGACGCTGGGCGTGCTGCTCATCGGCGACAGTGTCGTTCATCATGAGGATTCTCCTTGCGTTGTCCCGTAGGCTAACATCTCAGGCATGCCGAACCAATCCGTTACGCTCCTCCAGTTCGTGGCGCGGGCACGGGATGACGTGAGGCGCTTCCAAGTCATGTACGAACGGGCGCAGCGGGCCGCGCCGGGCGCCCTGCCGGACAAGCAAACACTCCGCGAATGGATGGGACAGTACCGGCTCTTCATCGAGCAGGAGTACGGACTCGGCACCCGGCGACCGCGGACCGTCTCCGAGGTGACCGTCGTGCGCAAGCGTCAGGGGACGTAGTTCAGCAGGAAGGTGTCCTCGAACGTCTTGGCCAGAGACGGCGGGAGAGGCGTCACGTAGGTCGTGGCCAGAGCGATGTAGCTCCGCCGGGTGTCCAGCGGGAGCAAGTCCCAGGACAACTCGGTCGCGGCCTCGAACGCAATCTTGGCGGCGTCTTCGACCTTCTCGTTGAACGTCATGGTCATTCCTCCTCGGTAGCGTGACGACGCAGTGCCTTGGTGCCGAGCACGACCGCGTCGATGTCCGGCTCGTACCAGCAGGTGTCGACGTCCACCTCATGCACGTCGAAGCGAGCGGCCTCCACATCGAACACCACCCGCAAGTTGGGCGGGGCCGACCGGAGCTTGGTGATTAGCTCCTTGACCTTCATCTGCGGTACGCCAGCCACGACGCCGCGGCGAACGAAACTGCACCGACGCCGAGCATGGCGGCATCGGCCCAGTCGTGGCGCCAGGCGCAAACGGCCGCGCCCGCCACAGTCGCCGTCACGAGCCCCCACGCGAACAGCGTCACCCGCATGGGCTACTTCGGGACCTTGCGCTTGGACTTGGGCATCGGCAGGTCCGAGCCTTCCGGCTGGTCGATGAGCGGCGCGTCCGGGTCGGGCGGCGCCTCTTCACCACTGCCGCCCTCGCCGGTCTCCGCCGGCGGGACCTCGGGCGGCGGCGCGGACTCGGCCGCATTGGTGCGAGCGCGGGCGTAGTACGGCTCGCGCTCATGGCCGGACAGCGCGTCCCAACTGTAGTTGGGCGCGTCCTGGGCGTACAGGGCGCGGGCTGCGGCTCCGATGGCGTCTTCACTCATGGTGGTCTCCTTTGTCAGCGGCTCAAGAGGTCGAGCCTACCCACTTCAGCACGAATGTTCCCGAGACGCGATGCCTCGCGCGCCAGCCACAGACTCATGATCCGGTCGCCTGTGTGCTCCTTCGGACTGTACTGCAACAGCTCGGCGATGAGCGCGTTCAACTCGCGGCTGATGCCGCCGCGGCAGGGAAATATCCACTGGCCGGTTTCCATCTCGGTCGCCAGGTGCTCGACACCGAACTCGGGATGCACCTTGTTGCGTCCGGTCGTGTAGCCGCGGCACGGGATGCCGGCGGCGCGGCTGTACTGCGCGATGAACTCCTGCGCCGCGTTGTTCTCCACGAGCACGACCGAATGGTACCGCCGATGGTGGTCGTGGATGCGGTCAACAATCTCCGGGCCGTGCCACTTGCCCGACTCGATGCAGAGCAGTTCCTTGCGGTGGTTCGGATGCACGATGATGGTGGTGAGGACCGTCAGGTCGGCCGCGGCGTGCTGCTGCACCGCGAGGTCGACGCCGGTGTACGTCGAGCAGCCGGCCGGCACGGTCGCCAACCCGTACGCCATCTCCTTGTCGCGCCCCAGTGTCAGGCAGACATCGACCCACGCCTGCTTGAAGACCGCACTGGAGTCATCGCGCGCGATGCACAGCATGTTGCGAGCGAACTCGAACGAGCCCATGGCGATGCGCTCGCGCTCGATGAGTTCGGGGGTGAACCGTTCGGGCCAGCGCGGCAGGCCGGTCTGGTCATCGACCACCGGGTAGCGCACCGCGCGGTAGGCGCCGGTGCCTGCCAGCTTGTGCATGAGGTCGTCGGGGTAGAACGCCGTCCCGATGCAGAGCACGCGCGCCTGATTGGTGAGACGGCCGACCATCGTGTTGGTGTGCCACGTCCAGAGCTTGGCGCGCTGGTCCGCGGTCGCCGTGTTGGAGAGCGTCAGCACGTCGTCGTAGATGAGGAGGTCAACGCGGGCGCCCAAGATCTCCCCACCCACGCCGAGCGCGCGCACGGTCGGGTCCTTGATGCCGTACGGTCGCTTGACCGTCAACTCGGTCGTGTTCCACGGGTCGGCCGGCGCGATGTCAGGGAAGATGGCGCGGTACGCGAGCGAGCCCCGCGCGTAGTCCGCGATGGACGACAGAATCTTGGAGGCGCGCTCGTGCGTGCTGGAGACGATGAGAATGCGGATGCTCGGGTTGCGTCCCATCTCCCAGAGCGCGCGGGCGATGGCCATCTGCTGCGTCTTGCCCGCGCGGTTGTGCGCCCAGATGATGAGCCGGTCGTGTTCGTTCGCCAGTTCGTGCCACGCCTTGTGCATCCCGGCCAGCTTGACCGGCAAGTGCGTCTGCTCGTCCCGCAGCACAAGCTGAGCAAACAGGGCCGGGTTCTGGACGGCCAGCGGGTACAGCCGCTGGAGCGCGTCGCTCGCGGCGCGGGCGTGCTTGAGCAGGGCGGCAGGCGCGCGCGGCATCAGGACACGCCGTTTGGCGATTCAAGGGTGTCCACCCGCGGCCGTTTGGCAATCGGCTGCATCAGGCCGACCGCCCCAGGCGCCGGATGGCGTACGCGACCACCTCTTCCAAGCTCTCCGGGTCGAACCGGTTCTCGCAGATGAGAACGCGCACCGCACCCTCGGTGGTGCGCAGCAGCTTGGCGAGGTCAGCGTAGCCGTACGCCCACAGCTTGACCTGCCGACCGCCCTTCTTGGGCTTCATCACCCTCGGGCTCGCATGCACTGTTCGCCGCAGCGTCGTCACGCCTCCAGCAATATCAGAGACTTGGCGGGAGGTCAAATTTGGCTGTAACGCTAGCCCCAGGCTAGCGTTAGGTGTCAGAAATAGGTACTGACAACGTCTAGCTAGCATGGGACGAGACGGAACGTGTGCATGGTGCGGGCGGCGGGTCGACCTGGACGAGGACGAGTGGATACGTGGACGGACGGGCGATGTCCTGGGGTCGCTCGACTGTGCGGACAGGTACTGGATGGCAGAGGCGGCGTTGGACCCGGTGGGGTGGCGGCAGGCTCAGCTTGTAGCCGACGAATGCTTCCCACGATTCGAGGACGAAGACGACGCGGATGAGGTGTGCTAGTGGGCGAGGCCGTTGCCTGACCCGTTGGTGCTGGAGCCATTGGGTGCGGGAGTGTCGTCGTCCTCGTCATCGCGCAGTAGGGCGGCGGCGCTGGCGGCCTCCTCGATGACGCGGAGGGCGTCTTCTCTATCCATGTGCTCGACTTCCACCTTGACGATGTCGGTGGGCTGGCCGAGGCGCTTGCGTTCGGCGTCGAGGACCGAGAGGTCGAGTTGTGCGAGGTCGCGGCCGAAGGCGCCGAGGGTGCGTAGGAGCTGGTGGGCTTCGCGTGGTGAGAGGTCTTGGTCGGCGAGGGCCTTGGTGTAGGCGGCGGCGAAGGCGCGGATGTTGGCTTGCTGGAGCACCTGGGCGGCGAGTCCATGAAGGGACAGGGCGACCTTGCGGGCGGCCGAGACGATGGTGGCTTCTTCGGCCATGGTCTGGACGGCGTCGATCTTGGCCTTCTCGTGCAACTCCTTCAGGCGGGCCTTGACGTCCAGGTCGGCTTGCGCCATCCGGTCGATGGCGGCGCGGTCGGCGGCCGATAGCTTGGCGTCGGCCTCGGCCAGGCGCTCATCGGCGAGCGCCTCTGCGCGGAGGATGCGCGCCAGACGCTGCTCCTCCTCCAGCACTTCCTTGATGGGACGGAGGTTCTTGAAGGGCATGCCCTTGTCCCACAGGCGGATGCAAACGGCGTGTGTCAGGCCGGTGGCGTGCTTCGCGTAGATGTGGTCGCCCGGGTGCGCGCGGTACGCTTCGACGGCCTTCTCGTACTCGGGTAGGCCGACGCCGGTGTGCTTGGGTCCCCATGGGGTGCTCATGACGCGTTGTTCCTCTAGTGGGGCTGCAAAATTACTGTGGATAACGTGGGGGCAACTGGACGCAGCCCCGATACTGACAACGTATCCACAGCGTTGGGCGCGTTCAACGCTGCCACTGGCCCCAGCGTAGCGCATCTCGCAGAATCTGTGCGTGGTCGAAACCTAGTTCTACGTCCTGAACGGACAGCCAGGCCAGGCCGGTCAGACCCTCGCCATGTCGCGCGGGCGGCACCTGGGAGACACTGCCCATGTAGGCGAGCGAGATGGTCGGACCGCGCGGGTCGCGGAGCGGGCTGCCGTAGAAGCTGAAGGCGCGGAGTGGGACGTGGAGGCCGGTCTCCTCCAGTAGCTCGCGAGCGACGGCGTCATCGGGGTGTTCGTCGGGTTCGACGCGGCCGCCGGGGAGCACCCAGGCGCCGGCGAAGGGTTCGCGTTCGCGGCGGACGGCGAGGACGCGAGTGGTCGGACCGCCGATGTCGAGGACGACGGCGTCGACGCAGACCATGAACTCGGGGCGGAAGCTCACCCGACCTTCTCGACGACGGCGTCCCACAGCCGGCGGCGTGCTTGGAGCGAGGAGATCGCTGCACCGGTCGCCTCATGCCACCGGGCCACGTCCTCCCCACAGAACGCAGACAGCATCCGCATGGCCAGGCCCGAGTGCTCGTTGGAGTCCACCTCGATGTGCCGCTCCAGATACTGCTTGAGAATGGGGACGTCGGCGGGCAGGTTGCGCACGCCAGCCAGGAACATGGCCGGGATGGCGGCCTCGCGACCGATGGTGAAGGCGGCGCAGATGGCGTGCGGGCGGCCGACGTTGATGAGGTCGAGCGTCGACAGCACGAACTCCTGCGCGGGCGCCGGGACACCAGCCTTCTGGAGCGCGGTGTGGATGAGGTGGCCTTCGCGAACGCAGCGGACGAACGTCTTGATGGGCTCGACGTTGGCGCCGGCCTCGGTCATGGCGCGCAGGTACATCTCGAAATGCGACTCGACCTGGCCGGGCGAGGTGATGTCGCTCTCCTCGCCGATGACGATTTCGTTGATGAGCCGGCGCGTCTCCGGCGTGCCCTTGGGCGTCCAGGGCACATCGACGCAGGTCGTGAGCCGCTGCAACGACTTGAGCAACGACATGAAGTCCCAGACCGCGTAGACGTGGAACTCCATGAACGTGCGCAGCGCGGCCGGCGAGGTCAGGGCCATCCACATGCGGTGCGACGCCACCGCGTCCAGGTGCCCCGCCACGGCGTCTCGCAGCTCCCCCATGCGGTCGAGCGTCGGCTGGTGGACATGGGTCATCACCGGCGGCACCGGCAGCCCCATGGCCTCGGGCGCCTCGGGGCCGAGCAGCGCGCGGATGAACTGCACGGCGAGCAGTTCCTTGGTGCGGCGCGGGTCGTCGGCCGGGACACCCATGAGTTGAAGCTCGGCCAGCCGACGATAGCTGGCGGCAATTGCCACCGTTGCCACCTCTTGGCGGGTGGTGTGGCCCTGGAACACGGCGGTCTCGACCGCGGCCCACGCCTGGACGGGGCCGTGGATGTGGATGGTGCAGCCCTGCACCGCTTGGCGGAGGCGGGCGGCGAGGTCTCCCGCGGTCATCATCACGCGCCGAAGACCGGGCGCTTGCCGTAGGCAGTCGCCAGGAAGTCGCGGCGGTACGGGTCCTCCTTGAGGCAGCCGCGGAAGTCTTGGACGGTCACGATCTCTTGCGCCGGCGCGTTCGACTTGCAGATGAGGCACATATGAATCGAGTGGAGCACGAGCCCGACGCCCTTGGGCTGGAGCACCTGCTCGCACGCGTTCAGCGCGTCGAACAGCAGGCGCTCGTTCAACTGCGGCTGGCGCGCGAGGTAGTTGAGCGCCTTCTTCACTTTCGAGTAGCCCGTGATGAACTTGTCGGGGACGTACGCGAAGTGGGCGACGCCCAGCGCGGGCGCCAGGTGATGCTCGCACATCGACACGTAGTGGCAGTCGGTCACCATCACGAGGTCGTTGACGCCCGGGTTGGGGAACGTCTTCCACGGAATCTCGATGTCGCACCACGGCGCGTTGATGATGTCCGCGTACATCTCGGCGACGCGGCGCGGAGAGTTCTGCATCACCTCCGCCTTGTCGCCCTGCCCGAGCGCCAGCAGCATCTGGCGCACGGCGTCCTCCAGCCGGTCGAGCATCAGCGGCTTGGGGGGAAGCTGCGAACCGACCTTCTTCTCACTCTCCATTGGTCATCACTCCCAGACGCTCGGCGTGGCTGCGGAGCCACATCTCGACGCGCGTCGAATCAAGGCGGACGTTCGCATGGTCGACGCCGGGCAGGTCCCACGAGTCCCACGAGAACACAGGGCGCTTGTACTCCAGCGCGTAGCTCATCTCCTGCAACGTGCCCAGACCACCGGGCACGGCAATCATCACGTCGCACGCCAGCGCCACCAGGACGTTGCGCGCCAGCCCGATGCCGGTCGGCAGCACGAGCGAGAGGTGCTCGTTGCCGTCCTCATGCGCGGTGCCGGGCAGGATGCCGACCGTCAGCCCGCCGGCGGCGCGGGCGCCGCGTGCGGCCTCGGTCATGACGCCCGACAGGCCGCCGGTCAGCACCACGAAGCCGGCGCGCGCCGCGGCGAAGCCGGACGTGAACGCCATCTCGGCCACGTCGGGCGCCCACTTGGTGCCTCCCACCTTGGTGCCGACGACGGCTGCCACGTGGAGGCGGCTCACTGTGGACCCTTGGCGCTATCGAGAATGGCCTGCGCCATGAGGACCAGAGAGCGGGACGCGTCGGTCGGGTCGAACGTGGCCAGGGCCTCGCGTACTGCGGCCGCGCCCTCGTCCGTCTCCACGAAGAACCGGAAGCGCCGGCGGTCCTGGGCGAGCAGGTCGTCGACGTCCGGCGGGGGCTCGGACGAGGGCTGCGGCTGGAACGTATCATCACCAGCCACGTTCAAGATGTCGGCCGCCTCAGCCTCGGTGAAGCCCGTCAGGCCGATGAGCGAGGGGTCGGTCGCCTCGAACTCGGCGAGCAGCACGCCCAGCTTCTCGTAGTCCCACTCACCCGAGATGCGGTTGAGCGCGAGGTTCAGGGCCTTGGCGCGCGCGTCGTCGACGCCGGTCAAGAGGATGGTCGGGACGGTCACGGCGTCCGCGTCGGGCGCCCCGTCCTCGGTCAGTATCTCCGTCAGTGCCTGGATGCGCTGGTGGCCGCCGACCACCAGGAAGTCTTCGCGGCGCGCGATGACGGGCTCGGCGAAGCCGAACTCACGAATCGATGCCTTCAGCCGCTCCATCTCGGCCGGCGCCATCGTCCGGGGGTTGTACGGCGCCTTCTGTAGCTTGCCCAGCGGGACCAACGAGGGCTCGTGCAGCTCGACCATTCCGGCGCTCCTCAATCCAATCTGCAAGACGGTAGCATGACTCTACGCCTAGGTCTGCTTGAAGTTGGATTGACGAGGTCCGCATTGCGACATCACGAAGGTCAGCCACGCCATACGACCGGAGCAGCGCGCGGTTCTCCAGCACCGACTGACGCGACCGGAGGTTTATCTCGCGAACGCGGGCGCCATCGAAGAGGAAGATCTTGGCGTACCGCCGGCCCGTGCTCCACGTCGAGGAGTCCGCCGAGTAGAACGGGAACCGCTGGAGCAACGACGCGGTCGTGCAACCGAACGCGTGAACCTGCTGGTCCGTCAGGAAGGTGAACGCCTTGTCCAGCCAGTGCGAGAGCAGGGTGCGGCTGCGCAGGAGGTAGGGCACGAGACCGCCGAGCGCGAGGTACGGCACCCGCTTGGCCCAGTGCTGCAAGAACTCCCACGGCTCGCCAACATGGAAGACGGGCAACACCGGCACCTTGAGCCCGAGAGCCAGCATCGTCTCGGTGTCGCGCGCGGTCGCCTCGGCATCGCCGATGACGTCCGGTGCGCACGCCACGGTGAGCAACGACTCCCACCGCTTGACCCAGGCGAGGTAGTCCTCCAGCACGACGGTGCCGCCATTGGCCGCGGCGGAGAACGCGCCGGAGTCCGCGAACACGTCCACCTTGCGCCCCTGGAACAACTGCCCGAGGTCGGCGCGGCCGAAGTAGTGATACGACAGGAGTATCTGCGACGGGCGCGGGTGCGCGAGCACCTTGGGCACGCCTTCCATCGTGGCGACGGCGAGGTAGATCTTCACGTGAGAACGCCTCCGGGCGTGACGCGCAACCGGAGCGCGGGCGTCAGCCGCTCCGCGAGGTCGTCGGAATGCGAAATGACCACGACGGTGCGGGTTTGCCCGAGGTCGTCGAGCGCCCGGGCGACCGCGTCGACCCCCGCCGGGTCGAGCGCATCGAACACCTCGTCGAAGAACAGCGTCGTGCCCGACGACTGTCCATGCGCGGCCTGGGCTACCTCGGCCAGCGCCATGAGCAGGGCGACGTCGATGCGGCGGCGCTCGCCACCCGAGGCGGCGCGGTACCCATGACCGCCGCCCGCGCCCTCCACCTCCAGGCCGATGGCGTCGCTCACACCGCCGCTCTTCTTCTCGCTGTACGCCTGGAGCTTGAGCCGCAGGTCAGGGCCTGCGATGCGCGCCAGCCACGCGTTGGCGCAGAACTGGAGCCCACCCAGGGTACGGCTGAGGACGTGGGCGCGCACGCCCTTCAACCCCAGCACCCGCTCGACCGCCTCCAACTCACCGACCGTCTTGGCGGCCTCCATGCGGGACAGGTCACCGGACGCCAACTGCTTGGCGATGTGGTCCAGGTCCTTGTCCGCGGAGTCGAGCACCGCTTGCAGGCTCTTGCGCGTCGTCTCCATGGCGCGGGCCGCCGACACCTGCGCGGCGACATCGTGGCGCTTCCGGGCGAGCGCGGCCTGCTCTTCCTCCAACGACCGGGCGTCGGACTCGACGTCGGCGCGCGCCTGGCTGGTCGTCTGCCGAACCTTGATGGCCGACACCTCCGCCACCCGGGCGCGGTCCTGCAAGTCCTTGTACCGCAGGCGCGGCAGCGTCTCGTGGCAGGTCGGACACTTGCCGCCCTTGAACCCGTCAAGGGCGCACTTCGCGTGCTCGGCGTCTGCATCCGCGCGGGCGGCCGCGGCGTCGGCCTCGCGCAGGCGCTTGCGCAGCCCTGCGTAGTCGCCGTCGTACACACGGATGAGCCGTTCCAGATTCAGCAGGTCGGCCTGTAGCGCCGCGACGTCGCCGGGCTCGTGCAACTCGTTGAGATGGGTGCGGGCCTCATCCCGGCGGCGATGCTGGGCAGCCTGCGACAGCAGCAGCAACTCGACGGCGTTCTCCAAGTTGTGGTGCTCGGAGACCGCCTTCTTCAAGTCCGCGCGGCACTGGTCCAACGCGTCGTCGAAGCGGTCGAGGCCCAGCATCGCCTCCAGCAACCGCTTGCGCTCGCCGTCGGTCGCCATCGTGAAGTGCGCCGCGTCGGCGGATGAGAACACGTGCGTGCGACGCCAGAGGTCCAAGGTGCCGACGACGTGTTCGAGGGCGGCCTGCGCCTTGGTGGCGGACTCGAACTTCTCGGCGTGGCCGTGGAGCGACCACCACAAGATGCCACGGTCGTTCAGCCGGCCGCGGTCCACGACCAACGAGGTGTCCGCCTCCACGGTCACCGTGCCGTCGACACCCGGGCGCCAGGGGCTCGTGCCGCGGAGCGACTTGCCCCAGCACGCGACCGCGACCGCCTCGATGAGCGAGGACTTGCCAGCCCCGTTGGGGCCGGTCACCAGCACCACGCCGTGGTCGGGCAACTCGACCTTCGACGCGATGTGGCTCATGAACTCTCGCAGCGTGATGGACCGAACCTTCACGTCTCCTCCGACGGTGTCGCCCACAGGTACTCGCGGGCGCGCAGTAGCACAAGCTCACGGTCGACACCCTCGTCCAAGGGCATCTCCTTGACGAACGCGTTCAACGCCTCGATGAGCGTCTCGGTGGACCGCGCGGCATCGGCGGCACCGCGGGCGGCGCTCTCGGCGGCCGCGCCATCGGGTATCACCTCGGCAGCGGTGAACACCATGCCCAGGCTGTCGACCAGCTTCCGGGCCTCGTCGAGCTGGTCGGGCGGCGCGACGTACTGAAGGTAGAGCTGCGTCCCCTCGGGGGCGCCCTCGATGGCGGCGTCAACGTCCTCGGGCATGCGGGCCTTGATGAACCGCGGGCCGGGTATCTCGCGCACGGTCAACGTCTTGTCCGCCGAGTCGTAGATGACGAGGGAGCCGTACCCCGTCAGGCCCGGGTTGTCCCAGCCGGTCGGCACCAGGGCGCCCACCTGCATGACGTTGCCCCACCGCTTGCGCGAGTGCCAGTTCCCGGCGAGCACGCAGTCGATGCCGTAGTGCGCCTTCAACTCCTCCACCAGACTGACCGGCACCGCGTCGTGCGCGTCCTTGAGGTAGGGCGGCGTGCTCTCATCGATGAGCCCCAGATGCAGGCACAGGATGCGGTGCTTCGGTGGCTGGATGTTCTGGAAGCTGGTGGCCAGCGTCTTGGGCAGCCACTTCCGGGCGTCGCCCGGCTGGAAGGGAACCGTCCACAACTCAGCATCGCCGACCGAGATGACCGTCGGCCGCTCGACCACCTCGATCATGTTGAAGCCGTCGAGCGGTCCGAGCGCGTGGTCGCCCGGCGCCATGCTCACCATGTCGTGGTTGCCGAGGAGCAGGTACGTCTCGACACCGCGCAACGCCTGCTGCACCGCGGCGATGACCTGCGGAGAGGGCGACGCGGAGTCGAACAGGTCCCCGAGCACGGCCAACGCCCCGCACTGCAACTCACGAGCACGGTCGACCGCGCGCATCAACGCGTCGACGACTGCACGACAACGAGCGTTGAGCCCCGCCTCGACGGCGCCGCCGTGCCTCTGGTGGTTGCCGGCGTGGATGTCGGCTACGAATGCGATTCTCACGCCTCCGCTCGATCCAGTTCCACCACAACCGCACCAACAGTTGAGTCCAAACGAGTGAACTCCTCAGCACTGAGCGCCGCGCATGCAGCGATCAGGTCTATCCTGGCCAACGAAACCGCGTCGAGTACGGCCAGCAATGACACGTACTCCGGCGCGCTGAGCAGCGGGGCCACGTGCTCCCTGAAGTCGGCAAGCGCCAAGCCCTCGTCAAAGTGCGCTTGAGGCACATCATCCTGGCCCTCGATACGAGCGCCGGACAGCAAGCCGAGCACCCACTGAATACTGCCTTGAACGGTCGATGACATCCGAGATTCTCCTCTACGGCAAAAGGTCAGGAAAAGAAAGGCGTCCGATCTTCCCACGAGCGATGTCGGCCCACCAGTTACGCCGAGTCTTGAGCCCCTTGGCCCTACAAGCAGCCTCGTACTTCCGCATCGCAGCCTCGACATCGAGGTGCCCATTCGCTCGCGCCCACTCAAACGCCGTCAGCCCTTGGCGGTCTCCGGTGAACGGGGCCTTCTTCGGCACCTTCGGTTTCGGTACGGGCCGCACCACACAGTACCCGTGCCCGTTGCTGCCCCTAGAAATTCTGGCCTTCGGCGGTCGGGCCCTTGCGTTCGACAAAGCCACGCTACTAGCAACGCACGCACGCAGCTTTGCGTTCTGCTTCTGAACGCCGCCTTGAGCAGCAGGGAGATGGTTGCGCCAATTTCTGAACGGGCCTTGCTGACCTAAGTTCACGAGCCACACGAACGCGACGCGGAACACATCACGGTAAACGTCCCCAGCCACCTTGATCCGGTCGGCTACGTCCTGCGCCAACGAAACCAAAGTCGGAGGAAGGTTCACGCAACCGTAGACGAAACTCTCAAGCTCACCCTGGGAAAAATTGTCAGTCAACAACTTGACGGTGGTGAGGATGGCAGCGGGCGGGGTCGGACCCCCAAGGATAGTAGAAGCCACCCAGTGCGCCTTAGTGTAGTGCGCCTGAGACGTGTTAAGCACCTTGACGATGAGGTCGATCAGATGCTGAGGGCCGTCATACAGATACGTCCACAAATGCGTCGTGCCGCGCTCGTTGGAGATGATGACGCGGCGTGTCCCATCCCTCAAATCTTCAGAACTGCGCACAGCATGCACTGGGCAGAGAACGCCGCCCGCCGCATCGATCTGCCGGCGCAGGTTGTTCAGCTTCGGATCATCACTCCGAATCGGTGGGTTGAACGGCGGCGGATGAAGACGGGCAACAGGGTGGAACACCAACTCACGAGTCACGGCTCCGTTGAAGAACGACTCTTTGACAGTCATGCTCAGGCCCTCCCGACGGCGAAACACCCGTCTCTCCGGGCTGCCACGCCTAGTGCCTCGGCGTTCAGGAGGAACCGAAAGGGTGCAGGGCTGCACCCTTTCGGGGGAGAGACTACACGTCGTCGGAGACGGAACGCTTGGCCGGCAGGCGCCCGGGGTCGCGGGTGTGGCCCGCGCCGGTCAGCTTGCGAATCATCTCGGGGGTGCCGAGCGGGGCCGAGTCCTCCAGGCTGGGCAGCGTCGCCAGCCACTCTTCAAGCTGGGCGTCGTCCTTGGCCAGCTTGCGCTTGGGCTTGAGGATGGGGTCGGTCGTGTACTTCGTGTCCATCTTGCCGGTGCCGACGCGCTTGACGATGATGTCGTAGCCCTCGGTCGCGCTGGAGAAGTCGCCGTACTGCTCGACGAACCCGTTGAGCCGGTCGTACACCGACCACGACAGCTCGGCCACCTGCGGGCCGGCCTCCTCGTTGGCGCGGTCCACAATGAGGCACGCGTACGTCGAGCGGGCCGCGAACTCCTTGGACGTGACGTCGTCACCCGCGCGCGATGCTTCGGACGACCGCTGACACAGCGGGCAGCCGGCGCCCATGCAGGTGAGCGGGCGGCGCTGGTCCGCGCTGACGCTCACCCAATGGCGCTGCGTAATCATGAACGGGCTCTTGCCGCGCAGGCCGGGGAACACGCGGAACTGCGTCTTGCCCTCGGGGAACTTGAAATTCTTCTTCGCGTTGTTGACGGCCTTGCGCTCCGCATCGGCCATCTCGGGGGTGTACTCGGTGAACTCTCGCATGTTGCTCATGTGGTCTCCTCGTTGCGGCGTGCCCGATATTGGGCGGTGCCGGTTAACGCCTGCTGCTACGGTCCCGCGTGAGCGGGTCTGCCTGCATCTCCTGGCGCACCTGGGCGCCAAGCTGGACGGCCATGTCGCGCTTCGTGCGGATGGCCTCCAGGGTGTTCTTCGCCTTGGTCAGCGTCACCTCGGCTTCAATCTCGGCGAGGTGGGCGGCCTGGTAGTCGTCCTCCACTTCGACGAGCGACTTGAGCGCCTCGACCGTGTACGGCTTGCCCGACGCCGGGTTCACCTTCTGCCCAGCCAGCAGGTAGAGGCGCGCGTACTCATGCTCGCATCCCGCCTTGGCCTTGAGGTAGTCCTCGGTCGCCGTCGCGTACTTGCCTGCCCAGTACGCGAAATCCCCCGGCAACCGAATGAACTCCTCGGACAGCGCGAGGGGCTCAATCTTCAGGCACTCCAGCAGGTACTCGTCTTCATCGGGCAACTGCCCGCGCTTACCAGCCATCAGCACGCCTCCAATATTGGGTACTACTATTGTGTAGCCATCGTCAAGTCAATTTCGACATGCTTCCCCACTGCTGCCCCACTTTCACATCGACGGCCAGCGGCACCGGGCCGGAGTCCCACGAGCACATCGTGGCGCGCATGTGCGCCGCCACCTCGGGCACCCGCGCCTCATCACACTCCGTCATGATCGAGTCGTGAACGGTCAGCACGACCTTGTCGCCCTGACGCGAGCGAACGCACCAGTCGGTCAGCGAGGCGAGCGACGCGAGGCAATAGTCCGACGCCGTGCCCTGCACCGCCGTGTTGTAGCTGGCGCGCTCCGCCTCCGACCGCACGAGGTCAGCCTCGTCCCCGATGCCGAGCAGCGGGCGGCGGCGGAACCGGCGGCCCTCCCAGTACGTCCAGGTCATGCCCGTCTCGTGCGCCTCGACCACGCGGTCCTCGACCCACGACGCCAGCTTACTGAACTTGCCGAGGATGGCGTTGCGGATGGCGGCGGCCTCCTGCCGCGAGCAGCCGGTGCGCGCGACAATCCCAGCATCGGACATCCCGTAGATGACGCCGAACACGAAGGTCTTGGTGCGCGAGCGGTGCTCGTCCGTCACGTCGTCCGGTCGCACGCCCCACACCATCGGCGCGATGAACTTGGCCGTCTCCTTGTGGAAGTCGACGCCCGACGTGAAGAGCCGCAGCATCTCGTCGTCCCCCGACAACATGCAGGCGATGCGCAGTTCAAGCTGGGAGAAGTCCGCCTCGACCAACATGCGGCCGGGCGGCGCGATGAAGCAGTCGCGGAACTCCTTGCCATCCGGCGTGCCGGCGCGCGGCGCGTTCTGCATGTTGGGCCGCTCGCACGAGATGCGGCCCGACCGCGCGCCCGCGATGCGGAAGCTGGGATGCACACGTCCATCGGGGCGCACATGAGGAAGCATCCCGTCGGCGTAGGTGCCGAGCATCTTGGTCAGCTTGCGGTACGTCAGCAGGTCATCGACCACCGGATGGTGACCGCGCAGTGCCTCCAGCGAGTCGGCGTCGGTCGACGGCTTGCCGGTGTCGGTCAACTTCTTGGGGTGCAGCCCCAGCTTGCCGTACAGCAGTTTCGCCACTTGAAGTGGGGAGTCGGGGTTGAACTCGTACTGTGCGAGCGAGACCTTGGCGTCGTCGATGAGCAGGCGCAGGCGCCCACCGAAGGCGCGCACGGCGTCCTCGTCCAGGCCGATGCCCCAGGCTTCGATCTGTTCGCACGCCTGCGACGCGGGCCGCACGATGCGCGACCACACGCGGGCCAGGCTGGGCTCGTCCGCCATAAGCGACTCGTAGTGGTCGGTCAGTAGCGCGCACGACAGAGCGTCGCGGCCGCAGTAGATTTGCAGCACGTCGCGCGGCACCATCCCGTACGCGTAGGACTCGGCGTCGATGCCCGACCGAACAGCCTCACGCACGGACTCGTCGAGCACCTGCACGACCGCCTGCTCATGGACGACCGGCACCGCCTTGGCGTCCTTGCCCCAGGCGTTCAGCGCGCGCTTGGCCTTGTCGACGTAGCGGTACGCCTCTTCCTTGTGGCCGCCCATGCCCACCAACTCGGCGAGCGACTCCAGGTCACCCGGGCCGTCCGGGTCGATGAGCTTGGGCCACAGGTACGTGTCGCCATAGAACCCGCGGACCTCGACGCCGAGGCCGCAGCGGATGGCCGTCGAGTCGAACTTGAAGTTGGCCGCGGTCTTCTTGATTCGCACGTCCGTGAGCAGGTCCTCCAGCACGCGGCGGCAGCCCGGGTCCGCGAGCGCCTCGGCCGGCCACACCCACGTGGTCGTGAGGGACGAGACGCCGACGCACAGCAGTCGGAACTCGGGCGAGAACATCCGGCCGAACGTCTCGCAGTCGTACGCGATGAAGCGGCCGCGGCACAACTCGGTGGCCGCCAACTCGGCCTGGTGTCCGCTCGTCACGATGCCGACCTGACGCGACCACGGCGGAACGTCAGGCGCGGCACAGGTCAGCGCCCACGCCACGTCCGTGGCGAACCGCTTGCGCTCCAGCCGGTTGTGGCCGGCGGCGCGCGGCGAGGGCAAGCAGAACACGGGCACGGGCGGCGGGCCGTACAGCCAACCGTAGGCGCGGTGCATGTCGACCTTACGCCCCAGCAGTGAGAACGCGGCCCAGGGCCCGAGCGCGATGATGCGAGTCGGCGCGGCTTCGCGGACGGTCTGCGCCAGATGGCCGCGGCAGGCATTGGCGATCTTCTTGCCGACGTCCGCCAGCCCCGCCGGCCGGCACCGCACCGCGTAGTCATAGGCCACCGGCCCCGTCCAGTGCGCCCCCACCAGCTTGCGCACCATCGCGCCGGTCGCGCCACAGAACGGGCGGCCGGGCTCCGCGTCGGCCTCGCGCGCATGCTCCCCCACCACGAGCACGCCACCGGGCGCCCCCTCGGCCGGGATACAACTGGCCGTCACCGCCTCGCGCGAGATGTCCCCCAGCGTGCATCGCTGGCAGTCCGTCATGACCTCGACGGACTCCGTGACCTCGACCAGCGCGCGCGGCTCCCCGTGGAACAGCGGCAGGTTGCTCACGACAAGCCGAACATTTCCGCGACGCCCTCGATGCGGTCAGGCAGGTTCCCGACACGAGCGAGCAGCGGGATGTGGTCCCGCCACGCCTCGCAGCACTTGAGCAACTCCGTCCGGGTCCTGACACCCTGCTGCTCACAGAAGTAGGCGGCCACGTCCTTGAGCGATTTCGCACGCGCCAGGTCATCGGGCAGCGGCTCACCGAGCCGGTGGTGCCGCGCGGCCGCGTCGGTCGCCTGGGTGTCCGGGCCGTCCTCCACGAACGGGTTCTCGGGCGGCTTGTCCAGCCTGTCCGAGTGGCCCTCGACCTCAATCGGCGCGGTGCCGGTCGTCACCTCGGTTCCTTCCACTGGAATGGGGGGGACGAGCGCCAGGGCGGGTTCGCTCTCCACGGCCTCTGCCCGCCTCGCTGCGCCGTTTTTCTTGGCGGCAGGGGTCCTGACCTTGCCCATGTCGGAACGCGCCTTGCGCGGCTTCTGAGGCGGCGGTGCGGCGGTGACGGGTGTCACCGAAGGTTCTGGGGCGGCCATGGTCGAAAGGTGTTGCAACAGGGCCAGGACTTCCTCCGGCCCCACACCGTAGACCTGGAGAGCCTCGCCGTCGTACCCGACCTCGCGAGACACGCCTGCAACGACGACTTCACCCTCGAACGTGTTCAGCTTCATCCGCTCCCCCTTCGCGATGTCAGTACGGAATCTTGATCGATAGACCGACGCGTTCGCGCGGCCATTGCAGGTCGACGCTGATGTCGATGCGCTCGTACGAGTACAAGGACGAGATGCTCACGTCGCCGAGCGGGTAGTCCGCGCGGACCTGGACCGAGTAGCCGCCGATGATGCCCTGCTGGGCCATGTGGTCCAGCTCGTTGCGGACCACAGCCACCGCCTCGCGCTCCCCCACCTTGCGGCCGATGAACTGCTGCAAGACCTGGCCAATCGACTGGTGGATGAACTCCGCAGAGTCGAGTGGTTCCTCCTGCGGCGCGTCGAGTTGGTACAGCAACTCGATGGCGTGCAACTCCGCGAGCTTGTCCTCGTCGTAGAGAAGAATCGAGGGGAAGCCGACCGCCGGGTCCCACCACTCGACCGCGCCGAGCGCGCCGCGCTCTGCCCAGAACTGGTGCCACGTCTCGCGGAAGCCGGCGCCGCCCGACATCAGGGCGGTCGTGTACCGGCCCAGCATCCCGGCCGGGCCAGGCGTCGGCAGTATCGCCCGCTTGAAGCCCGGGTACCGCTCCCAGAACTCGGGGAGCGTCATCCGTTGCAGTTGCCGGCCCAGGTATTGACGCTCCCACTCCGGGTGTTTCATGCTCGACGTTATTAGTATCTCGGATAGAACTTGTCAAGACTGAAGACGACGCCGGCAGCGGAACGTCCGCGCTCACGTATTGGGTGGCGGGCTCTTCAGACGGGGAGGTGAGGATGAACCTGATGCCCTTATAAAAGGGATTCAAGGCCATCAGGTTCATGGTGCGGAGGAGCGCCTTGCCGATGCGCCCCGTGCGCCGACAGCGGCACACGTGCTGGGGGGTGATGCCCAGAGCGCGGGCGGCGCTGGCCACCGAGCCCGCGGCCTGGACCACGGCATCGACCGCGGCCCGGGCGGTGTCTGCGGGCAGGTCGGACGCGTGCGCCTTGCCGCCCTTGGGTCCCTGGGTAATGGTGACGTCGTCATCCGTCCAGTCGAGCGGCGCGACCTGCCCGATGTGGAGGTGCCAGGCGAAGTGGTCCGACCGGTTGACGTTGCGGGCGCGGCCGTGGACCTGCATGAGTTCTTCCGCGCAGCGGCGCCGGCCCCAGTCCATGTCCTCGGGGACGTGGAGCATGGCGACCTCCAGGCCGGCCGTCTCCACGTTAATCCACGGGTCGGCAATCGAGACGCAGGCGTCGACCGTGAGGTAGTCGTTGCTCCCCTTGAGCCCGCCGTACCAGTGCAGGTGGACGGTACGGGTGGCGCGCAGGTGGGCGAGCAGGGCAGCGCACTTCTGTGAGCCGGGCTCGCCCTCCTCGATGCCCGTGACGATGCGCTTGTACGTGACGAGCAGAATCTCGCGGGCGTCGCGCTGCTCGATGCGGGAGGCCGCCAGTTCAAGCTGCCGCTGGAACAGCGTGTAGTCGGGGGCGCCGTTGGGCACGAGGGCTTTGCGGTTGCCCTGACTGGAGTAGTAGACCTCCTTGTCCCCCTTGTCCTGCACGCGGATGACCTCGACGTAGGGCGCCGGGATGTGCAGCTTCTCGGTCATGGCAAGCAAGACGCGGATGGGGAGGTGGGCGCCGGCGACAATCTCACGCCCCAGGTTCTTCCAGAACGTGTGCCGCACCGCGAACATCACGGACGCCACGTGGCCATCCTTGTCGAACCGCTTCACCATGCGTGCGCCATCATCACCGGACTCGACCATCCGCACGAACGCGCGGCACGCCTTCACCGCAGCCCAGTGGACGTCGGGCCGCTTGCACTGCCCCCGCGCGACTTCGTCCTGGTCGGACGACAGCACGGCCTGCTCGTAGATGTCCGCCGGGTACTCGTACTGGAGGATGTACGGCGGTATCTCGTCCACCACGAACAGGCCCGAGCCCTTCACCGAGTCCATCATCGCGTGCGGCGCAATGGGAATGTCCTGGCCGACCGGCTTCTTGATGGTGCAGGTGGTGACCACGGGACACGGGGGGCAGAACGACGCGGCCGGGTTGCGAACGGCGGCCTCGTAGGCAGCCTCGAACAGGTGGAACCGGAAGCACTCGTGGGCGCCCTGCGCGTCCTTCACCTGCCCGACGCCGCGGTATCGCTTGGTGAGTCGGCCGGCCGAGATGATGTTGGCTGCGAACTGATCGAGGTTGGCGTGGGTGTTGGTCGTGTACCCGATGCGGTCTTCGGACTTGGCCATGTGCGCGGCAAGCACCGTGGACTTGCCGAGCCCGGCCGTTGCGTCGATGAGCGTGCCCCGGTTGCGCACGAGTGAGCCGCGCACGGCGTCATCGAGTCGGACGCGCGCTTCGTCGATGGGCAGGTACGTGACGCCGTCACCCTGCTCGCCAAGCTGATTGTGCAGGCGTTCGACGCCCGGGTCTTCAAGCTGGTCAATCTGCGCCGCGGCCTGGGGTGTGCGGCGGCCAACCTCTGCCCAGAACTCTTCCTGGCGGCGGCCATCGCACGACGCGTGGAGGCACACGATGCGGCCGGCGTACTTGCCACCCTCGAAAAACATCGTCGAGGTGTCGTCGAGTCCGCCGCTCGTCGAGTGGTACTTGCAGAACGGACACTCGATGGCGTAGCCGACGCCGCCCTCCACCTGCCGGGTCTTGTTCGACCAGACCAGATTCGCAGCGGCGAGCCCCGCCAGCTTGAGCGAGATGTTCTTCGCCGACTCGCGCCACCGAGAGCGTGTGTACTTCGGTGGTTCAGCCCACGGCCGTACTGTCCAGACTCCGAGCCCAGACCTAGACATCGCCGAGGAACGGCAGCATCTGGATTTGGCCCTGGCGAGTACCGTGCGGCAACCGGTGCAAACGCGTCCAGTCAACGCACTTGGGGTCCGCGTCGATGTCGTAGCGCCGCTTGATGTGGTCCATTTGCGCGCGCATCATCGCCGAGTACCGCGCCGGGTCGTGCTCGTCTTCAATGGCGAACGGCGACATGAGGGCGTGGGTGTGGAAGCCGTTGATCGTGTGATAGATGAACGCGCCCATGTCCGCGTGCATCGCGAGGTACTTCGGCAGCTCCTCCTGCTTCCACACTTCGACTTTGCCGGCCTCCTTCACAGCCTTGGGCGCGTCGGCGTCAACGTGGAAATAGTTGACTGTCAGGTTGCGAACCCGCCCGATAGCTTCCCCTTTGAGTCGGTACAGCACCGGGGTTCCGTCTTCCCACTCGGCTGTGTAGAGCGCCATATGGGCTTCGACATCGAACGCCCCCATAAGCGCGTCGCGAACGGGCATGAGAGTGTGCTTCAACGCGCCGGGCGACGGCCACGCAGTGGCGCGGTCTCGCTCAGCAATCACCAGAACCGAAGGGGCTTTTAGCAGGCTCTTCATGGGCGTACTCCTGCATCGCCCGGCGCTCGCCACCCGGCGGTGCAAAAATTTACTTGCCCTGAAAGAGTCAGCCCTGCTAGGAAGGAGGAAGTCCTTACGAGCGAAAAGCCGGCTCACCGTCGTCTTTGACTCTTTCAGGGCAGCGAGCCCCAGGCCAAAAGCCTGGGGTTTTTGCTTTGTAGCCACACCACTGTGGCAGGCGTGATGTACCCCACCGCCCCGCGGGCCGGCTACCGAAATCTTCTCAGCCGACGCTGAAGCCGGCTTTCCGGTAGGCCCGGGCGCGGGCGGCCGACTGCGTCTCCAGCGCGGTGACACCAACGTCGTCGATGTCGTGGACCTCGAACGTGGTCTTGCCCGGCGCCACGCGCATGCCGCGGCCGATGCGCTGGAGCGCGCCGATGACCGACTTGCCCGCGGTCGCCACGACCACCGACCGCAGGTCGGGGATGTCGACGCCCTCCTGCATGACGATACTCGCGACCATGACGTCGAAGTGTCCGAGTTGCAGGCGCTTGATGTGCGAGCGCCGCCACTCGGTGGAGTGCGCGCCATGGACGAACGTCGCCGACAGCCCGGCCGCCGTCAGCAGCTTCTCCAGCG